CACCGCTGCTGCGGAGAAGCAAGTATTGATACAACCAGCCATAGGGTCGTACTCGTCAAAAACGTCATTGTCCGGGCCCTCAACTAAACCGATCAGACCGCCGACATTAGAGGCACCAACGACTGCTCCGGCAGAAGAACAATTCAAAGCCAAATCAAATTCCGGTGATACCTGCTGGTTTGTCGTTATTTTACCGGCCAGCGCACCGACGTTATCTTTCCCTGTGACGTTAACACCTGTAATGGTAATATTTATTAGATTCGGATTATTGTCCAGCACATTAAATTCACAGACACCGAATAGACCGACATTGTCAGTAGTCGCTCGGTCAATGGTCAAGTTTGATATGTCGTATACAGATCCGTCAATTTTTCCAGTAAAAGGTGTTAATTCTGTACCTATCGGTTCCCAGTTTGCATATCCTGCTAGGTCTATGTCAGCGCCCAGGACGTAATCACCAGCAAGGTCAGATCGTATTGCGTCAAGCTCTGCCGGAGTTGAAATTACTGTTGCCACATTATCACCTCATTTCAGAAATATAAAAAAACACCCCCGAAGGAGTGCTTTTTTATATTAAATTATCTCATATCGCTCTTTAATCCACCGCAACATTCCCTCGTCATTTTCTCCGTAAGGACTGCCAGCTTCTATATATTCTTTACTTAGTTTTAATCGCATATTTCTTAAAATGCAATTCATATCTTCCATCAGCTTCTGAAAAACAGGAGATAATACACCTACTAATTGAGTAAAAACTTTTTCAATGCTTTCTTTACTTTCTTTTAACATTTCAATTTCACGCAACATAATCTACCTCCCAAGTAGCCCCTTTTATTTGCAGTATGGGCGGCGGGTACCGCCCGGAGCGTCGACACTCCCACTACAAGAACATTGTAACAGCATTATCTAGTAATTGCAACCAATTCTGTCCCTGCCGGTTGCGCTCCGGTACCGTCCCATAGTACAGTCCAAATTTTGTCGTAACTAACACCACGTTCTACCCAAAACAGCCAAGGATTTGCACCATCAAAGGTTATCGACACATCCCGAACCTTCGCGCTTGCTTCCTCTGTTGTCAGGGTGAACGTTCTGTCGGGGGTGGTAAAATCTATAGCGTCAGAGTATGTGTAGACATTTACCACGGCCTGACCACTTACGACAGCAATAATCCATATTTCAGTTACAATAGAATCGACTATTTTCGGGACCAAGTCAATACTACCCAAGGTGCCGGACTGAATTGTTTGTATGTCCAGAGTTCTGTTTGCCTTGATTATAACTGCCTCCATACGAGGATCTGCGTTTTCGTAATTAGTTTGATTTAGTTTTTGGATACGTTCCAGGATTTCCTCCGGGATATCAAGCATTAAACCGATCCCTCCTCAGTCACCAGAAGGACAAGGCTTGTTTGATAAATACCGGGTGCATTTTTCGTCCACTGTGGTAATCCGCGAATTGTGCCTATGTAATATTTTCCGTCAGCAGTTACCTTGACCGGAGTTTTGATTGCTTTGTAAGTATCTATAGTTTCTTTTGCTATTGTCGATGTGACAATTAAATCAACAGCGCATGTCCGCGCTGGCTGGCCGATTGTTTGGACATGAAAAGAACCGTCAAGGAGACGGTTCTCTACCTCTTGGATTTCGTAATCCGGTATAACGGAAGTAACATGCTCGGTGATAAGAGTATTGGCTGTTGTGTATAGTGCTGCCATTAGTTACGCACCTCTCTCCTAAGAATGCCGCCAACGATCATTTTTACGGTTCCGGTGTTTATGTCTGTTACGAACTTGGCACCAGTTAATGCTTGTGCTATAGCTGTAGCCATGCGGTTATAGTCTATGTCAGCACTAGGAGTCTGTCCCGATTTTACCTCAAGCGGAGTCACTGAGGCGGCGCGCGGTAAATTAAGTATTTCGGGCCCATACTCCCCAACTACAACTGATCCAGTAGATGTTAATGTCCCACCGGAGGCTAATCCAGGAAGTTTAACACCAGACGTAGCACCTACATTTACTTTTATTTCCCCGCCAGTCAAACCTTCCTTAAATCCTCTCAAAAACTCGCTGCCCATTTTCTTAGCCGATTCTATTAAGTTAGGGATGAAGTTGATAATTTTGTCCAGGATATTCAGAAAATACTCCTCGATTCTTTGCGGTAAATGCTTGATACTTTCGATAAAACCATTCACAAAATCCTTGCCCGCCTGTATTGCAGAATCAATCATTTCTGAAAAATAATCTTTAACTCTGCCGGGTAGTTCTTGGATATAATTTAATGTTTCGCTTGCCAATTCCTTTGCGCTTTCAACTACAGTGTTTTTGAACTCGATCATTGAGTCTGCAATATTTCCGGGTAAATCCTTAAACCACTGTATTATTTTTTCTCCTGTATCAGCTAAGAGTTTTACCGCCGCACCTATGGCATAACCAATCGAATAGGGTATATTAGTGACTAATTCGCTTAGATATTTTCCGATTTTACCCGGAAGTTCTGCGAACCAGTTAATAAAACCGTTAAATTGCTCCGGCAGCGTTTTGGAAAATAATTCTCCAAGGCTCGGAAAAATATCCATGATTGCCTTGGCGAAGTCTACAAAGAATTGCTTGACTGATTCCCAGTTTTTAATGATCTCGTAGCCTAAATAAATCAGTGCTGCGATTGCCGCCGCTACAGCCGCGATAGGCCACGTTAGACCTGCAAAAACAGCTGTAAATACGGCACCAAGTTGAGGTAAAAGTACGGATGCGAAAGATGTTATCATTAGCACTATGAGCCTTAGTCCGGTTAGTAGTGTTCCGGTTATTTGGAGTCCGGCAAGTGTCGTAAATAAACCTGCGATTGTAGGTATAACTGTTATTAATTGGGCCAACATAAAAAGCACCGGCCCCATTGCAGCAGCTAGAAGTGCAAAAACAAGAGCTGTATTCTGTACTGGTGTAGGTAGTTGATTAAACCATCCTACTAAACTAGCTAAACCAACCGTCAACTTAGTTATAATCGGTTCTATCGTTTTCCCTAAATCGGCCATTGCTTTTTGTATGTCGTATGTAGCCTTTGCACCATCAACCATAGCCTGGTTATTCTTTAGATATGCGTTATAGGTATCAGCCAGACCTAAGTTTGCCATAGTATCTAATACATATTGCAATTCTGTCCCGTTAGCTTTCGCTGCAACCAACCCGGCGTTAAACTCATCAATACTTACTCCCATACGTTCGAGCAACTCAAGAAAAGAGCCTGCCGCTTCACCTATAAATAGGGTTTCTTGGATGCCATCAGCTATACCTTCAAAATTAAGTGTATCCTTGAATTTTATTCCTGCGCCAATAACACCCTCAAGAGCTTTTTGCAGATCGTCGCCTTTAAAACCGGAGGCCAGGAGTTCGTTAATCGTTTCGCCATTTGCCGCTAAATCGTCGTCGCGAATACTATTAAGTGTTCTGTAGGCCTCGTTTACTTTTTCCAGGTTTGCCCCGGCCATCTCAGCATTAGTTTCCAAAATAGCAAGTTCTTTCCTTAATTCTTTCGTCCCCTCGGTTACCAAAGCTAAAAATCCAGCAATCGGGAGTGAGATAAAAGTAGACATTTTTTCCCCGACGCTGCCCAGCCTTTCAGCCATCCCTGACCAACTACGTCCGGTTTCCTCTGACGCATCAGCTTGCTCTTGTAGTTGCCTGTTTGTTTGCCGGATCTGTTGCTCTGTTCTAGCCTGTTCTTCTGTTGCCCTTGCAAGTCGGACGGCAAGCCTTTGCGCTGCGTCTGAATTTTCGCCATAAACTGCGACGGTTCTTTGGTATGTATCATTCAACAATGCAACAACTGACTGCTGCTGCTCCAATCTTTGTCCTAAATACTGTTGCTGTGCTGTTAGTCGTTCCGTTGCATCGGTATTTTCATCCATGCGCATTGTGGCCGTATTGAATTCAGACCTCATAATTGTCATTTGCCTTGATGCTTGCCGCCCTAATTCTGCTAGATTTTCTTGGGATTGTCTAAGTGAAGCGATCATGTCGCTTGTGTCTAAAACGAGATCGACATTTAAACTGCCAACTGCCATTTTTTTTCACCTACCTCTGCAATAAAATAAACACCTAAGTTAATAGGTGTTTATTTTTACCATACCTTATTAAACCGCACCACAACATACCTCGCCCCGCCGTACCTCGCCAGTCCTGTCCAATCCTCGCCATGACTTACCAGACCGATCCCCGCCACACCGAGCTGTTATCGTCAATCTCATCAGTGTCGGGTTGACGAATCCCGACAGACGGTGCAAAGCACCGTTTCGATCCCTTACCTTGCCACACCTCACCGTTCCTATCCTTGCCTCGCCTATCCACACCTCACCGTTCCAATCCCCGCCAGTCCTCACCGCTTATATATCAACCATCCCAAACTAACTCGCGCCAGTTTGGAGGAATGATACCATCCTTCAAAGCCTTACTAATCATACCTCTATGCCTACTATCACTCCTCAAAACGTGACACCTACGGCATAAAGTCCTTAGATTTTTTAACTGATTAGTTGCTAATTTTCCGCTTTTAATGTGATCAATATTACACTCATTTATTTTAACCGGGATGTGACAGTGAACACACTTTCCACCGTCACGCTCCCAAACTATTTTTCTTAGTTCTGCCCATACCTCTTTAGGAGGTCGCTTTTTCGGCATCTTCTGTTACCTCAAATGATACTACTTCAAATCTACCATACCCAACTGAGCGACCATCACCTATGCCGCAAAGTTTTCCGGCATCTATGATAGCGGCCTGCATTTCAGCCCTACTTACAACCGTTTTATCGAAAATCACTGAAAATTTACACTCCCAACCCGGGCAAGTGGCAATACGATAACGAATATTCCTTGCCTTGGTGCTAGGGTTTCTTACCGACCGTACATCAATATAAACAAGTTCATCGTCAGCATTATAATACTTTTGCGGTACTTCGTAAATGTCACTCGGTAAACGGCGATTAACTAAAACCTTATCATCCAACACCTGTAATGTTGCCGATACCATGCTCTGAATTGAGCCTTTACCCTTCTTAGTAAACTTGGCACCTGCTATGTAGGTTCCGAAAAAATAAGAACCGGGCAAATAAAGCTGACCTTCTTTGGTTGCTGTAAAAGTTTTCTTCCATTCATCGGGATTATGCCCGGCAACGCCGGTTTTTTCTTGTTTTTCAAGCGGCAAAGAATCCGGCCCGAACACATGCCATAACAACGGTCTTATTCCCTTAATCTCGATAGTTGCTGTTAAAATATTCTTACCCATACCATACCCCTCCCGGTATTAACCTGCTATTTTTTGAATGGTTTCCTGTTGCTCCTGCTCTGTAAGCGCTGAACTAATCATTAAGCACCCAGATATTACTGCATACTCAATAAGCTCCGATAGATTACCACTTAATTGGATTATTTTCATACTACGCCCCCAATCTGACCGAAGGCAGTATTTCTTCCAATAAGGCTGCTCCATCCTTCATGCCAAGCTTATAGCCATATTCAGCACATACGCCGCAACAAAAGACAAATGCTTCCTCAATAACTTCGGCAATATCGGTATCTATTTTCTGCAAAGATTCTACCAGTGCATTGTGCTTTTTAACATAACTAGCGTCAATTTCTGCTTCACCACAAGCAACAGCAACCGCCCGTTCTAGCATAAACTTATTGAACGCATCCTTAAAATTCAATTTAACACCTCCAGCAAACAATGTATTTTTTACTTACTTCATTGTACATTATATATTGTTTAGTGTCAATAGTTTATTGTAAAAAATATTCTATACAATTGAATTTCAGCATACTATGTTGTATAATATCTATCATGGAGGGATGGATATGATTAAATTTAAATTAGATAAACTAATGTTTGAAAATAATAGAATGAAAGTACCAGAACTACAGGAACTAAGCGGAATAAATAAGAATACTTTGTATGCTATGTACAAAGGAACTATTACTCGCGTTGATGTTTCCGTAATAGATCGTTTATGTACTGCTCTGAACTGTCAGCCAGGAGACTTATTAGAGCATATAAAGGGGGTTTAATACATGTCAGATAATTGGTCGCCGTGTCCTAGATGTGGTTCAAATAGAGTCCAATCAGTAAGCAAATGGGCAGCCGTGATAGCCTTATTCAGCTCTGCCGGGTGTTTGATTTGGGTAGGTATATTGTTTCCTCCCCTATGGATAGCTGTTCCGATACTACTTATATTCTCCGTTTTAGCTATGGTTGGCAAAGACACATGGCAATGTCAAGATTGCAAACATACTTGGATAAAAAAGAAAACAACAGATTATGGAATGTGATTTCTTAGACAGTAGTCCCACCAAACGCCGCATTAAGCATTTTAACAATAGTAAACTGTTCCTCCGGAGTCTGCTTTTTCTTCTCCCCAACAACCTTCGGCATAAAATCGTCCGGCTTATATGGAGTCAGTTTTTTTCTTTTATCCCGGTTAATATTGGCCAGCACACAACAAATCAAAGCGGCCTGGTAATCAGACCGCTTAATTTTCGCTTCTTCTAAAGTAATTTTTGCCTTTTCGTGTTCAATATGTCGTTTCGCCAGCAAATCATACTGTGCAGGCGTCAACTCCCAAAATTCTTCCTCACTTAGTCCGACATCGTACCTCCCGAATACCCAAAGCTCGTCTAGGTCGGGAGGTTCTCCGGCAAAGGGTCTGTATTGCCCTCTGCCGGCTCCTTAGGTTCTGGCATGGCCATACCCCAAGCCTCGGTTATTTTTGACATCACATAATACAGATTGCTCGGGCCGATCATTTCATCAACTTGCTCAATAGTCAGTTCCTTGTCCTCATGCAACAGACCAGACCAAAGTAGTTCTGTCATATATTCGTTAGACTCTTCCGATTTTAACTTAAGTGCATTTTTACCGGTTTTTTCCTCAAATTTACGCAAAGCGCCATTTGTGTATTTCAGTTTCCTTGACTTATCCAGTTCAATGTCAACAACGGCGATAGCTTTACTTTTTGAAAATTTACCCTTACTCATGACTTACCTCCTATGCTGCTGCCCTAACGAGCTGCAAGTTATATGTCTTAGCTGTTTTACCTGTTTCCTGGACTACAATTACGGCCTCGGTTATGCTGCCTGCTGCACCCAAGGTAATGGCACTGGAAGCTACGCCCGTTGCTACTATATTACTATTGACAGTGATAACTCCTGCTGCAGCAGTCGGTGTAATCGTTACCGATGTTATGGCGGTAGCAATATTCACAACATAGTCATAGACACTTCCGGATGCAGTCGGAACAATCAGAGTGCCAGCGCCGGATACCGTAAAGAACGGAGTTGTTAAGCCTGTCGAAGCTGTTACTGCTAATGTGGGTTTTCCTGTAATTTCTAAGTTAGCTGAAAACGGTAACTGTCCGTCAATAGGAGCATCAGCAGCCTTAAAGCCAACTACTAAGGCATTAAATGTCCATGCTGCACCAATGCTAGCAGGGAAAGTGATTACAAAAACCCCTACTGTTCGAGCTAGTAACTTTGCAAGCAGTGCCATTTGTCCTGTATCCCCAGGATAGAAGTTTCCCTCAATCGGTATCTGTCCGGCATCAATAAGTCCGGCTATCTTTTCGCGAAAAGCATCAGGACTATCATGGTTTGTCACGTCAATGGTGTCCATAGATATATCCACGCCGCCGATGTTGGTCAACTCGGCTATCGCTGTACTGTCAATCGTTATACTTGTTCCAAAAGCTGAATTTGCTTGTGTCAAAATTTACCCCTCCCTATACCAAATAAAAAAATCGACCGAAACCACATAAAAGCCGGTTTCCGGGTCGATTAGGTCAAGTTCGTTTTGCTGAAAAACCCCATTTAAGTTAACAGAAGACCAAGTTTCAAGGGCTTCTGTGACCTTAGCGGCTATACCTTTAGCCATCTCGTATGTATCGGCATAGCAGGATATCTGCATCCTGGGGCGCTGTAGGTTGCTATACCCGTCGTGAGAGTACCGTCTGCCGCCTGATACTTGCTCATACACGCAATACGGCTCTTTTACCCCCTGCTCGGCTTCTACAGGCCATATACGGTCACTAATTAACGCCGTCAAGCCTGGATAAGTCGTTAATCTGGTGTAAAAATCCTCAATTAATCCCACTATGTCACCCCCAGGCGTCGGCGAATAACTGCCATCATTGCTGATTTTACCTCTGTTTCATGTTCGTCTAGGGCAGGACGGATAAAAGGTTTTTTGGTTACTCCAGGGTGATTTACTACTGTTCCGAACACTTGCCCATTGCCTGCTAGTACCCTTTTTAACCTGGCACCTCGATTAAAATTCAAACTAGTCCTTAGTGTCCCAAAGGCATTGCCACGCGTCCCAGCGGGTAATCGTTTTTTAGTCTCGATGGTGTGTGGCACAGCTCCGAACTCCTGAAAAGCGGCATACCAATGATCTTTATCCGGGCCTATCAACACCCTGGGAACTCCTGTAGTCTGAGGAAAATGTATTTCTATAGCCTGCGCTGTGCTGCCTAACGCCTTTGCTGACATTTCGCGCTTGACCACCTCGGCACCGGCCATGAGTGCTTCTTTTGTTATATCTTTTTTTAGATGGTCGGCCATAGAATTTAACCTGTTCATTAGTTCAGTTTCACCGGTTATTACTGCCTGGGTTCTTGTACTGCCTGTCGGTCTTCTTCTAGCCATTAGACAACCTCGCCCCTATCGACACACATTAAAACCATTTCACGTTTCCGCTCGTCAGGAATAATGCTTTCAATCTCCAAAATTCGGCCGTCAAAAACAATTCTCATAGTCGGTAGTACACCTGACAAGTAACGAATGGTTACTTTATGGGTAGTATCAGCGTTGACCTGTTTTGACTGCCAGAACTCGCGCCCTGACAGAGCTAAAACCTGCGCCCTTACAGTCGCAAAAGTTGACCAGGTTTTTACAACTCCACCTAGACTGCCCTTAGAGGTGGTCAGTTGCTGGATCGTTATTCTGTGCCTGTATTTACCCGCTCCCACAACTACCACCCCCTATACTAAAATAATTTTATCCTGGCCAAGCAGCGCAGAAACGGTAAATGGTATTTCTCCGCTGACAGTTCCGTCTACTATGGGTTCCCGTTTCTCGTTCCAGTGGGAAACCAGGAATAATATTGCTTGTTTAATTTTCTGCGGCACATCGTTGGTGGTATAGGTTTTATTGGTCAGTGTCCCTGCCGTAGCAGTAAGCACCAAGTTATCCTCGTCAGTAACGGAAGCGATAGTGTAAACAACTCCGTTAATTTCAATAGACTTGCCCGCGGACCAGTTGACATTAAATTCACTGCCGCTTACCCTAGTTACGGCCGTGCCGTTGGTGTTGACCACTCCTGTATACGACGGATAACCTGCAGTAAAACGCACACAGACAGCATTTGCCGGTCGAACCGGTCGAAGTCCCTCCGTCGGCCATAGTTTACTATATCCAAGCGATACGCGACCTGGTTCGCTCACAGCATCAACGAAATAGTCAGTTTCCGGCATAGCATGTTCAACATTTTCGGTGTCGTAATATTTCACCGAAGCAACCGACTGCAGGGGGGGCCTTGGAATAGATATATAGCCACAGTAGGGCCAATCATCAAGCCAGAGTTCCCAAGTTTGCAGTAAATAGGCTAATCTCTGATAGCTTTCGCAGTATGCCGTAGCTGCGGTGATTAGACCGGAGATATAGGTGTCCTCACTAGCTCCGTCTATTCTGCAGTGTTCTTTTGCTTCGGTAAGCGTTACGGGATCTGCTGTCGGCGCCGTGATTAATTTTAAGGCAATGTTAATTCACCTCCACAAGAAAACCGCCCGGAAGCGGTTATCTAAAATATTATATATCCCAACTAACACAACTTCTTTAGTTGGTTAACCTTCCTCTGGGTAGTACCAATCGCTAGGCAATGTGTCTGCGATAGTTACCCCTTCCAGAGTAGCAAAATAATCTAAATCCATTTGAACCCAATCCATACACATAGCATATCTTATGCCATCGTTAGCCGGTACAGGATTGCAGAAAATTTGACCGCTTGGTAAAGGATTTTGACATGACTGAAAACTTTCTAATGTCGGAAAAATAATAACTTTAGTCGCCAATAATTACACCCCTTAATTTTAGGGTATTTTTCAATACCCTGTAGTTTCTTAGTATTTCTGAATCCGTTAATACTCTGGTATATATAAGCATGTGAGATAATATTCCTTCTAGTCCTATCGAACCTATAGGTCTTAATCCAATACGACAACCAAGCGTAGTCCCAGCACTAGAAGCAGTTATTCCGTTACGAAAATTATCTTTGTTTATAAAAAATTTAGCCTTATCTCCCTCAGAAGTGTATGTGAAGACATTAAAAACATTGGAATTAAACTCTTGCCCTGCCCGACTATAATTTACGGTTTTAAACAAATTACCTCTTATTGTCTTTGGATATGCTGTGGTTACATTGATATTTAACCTATCATCCACTGCTTTTACGCTACTTAAAACGGTATTAGCTTTAAGCATCCCCGCAAAAATAGTAGTAAAAGATTTTTCTACAGATAAAGCATCCTTGATTTGCGATGGTAAGTCAACATAATCGTCAACAAAAAATAACCATCCGTTAGGTGTTGGTGTGGGTTTATTATTACCTGTACCGGAAGTGCCATTATAACCGTTTTTATAACCAATCAAAATTTCCCCGATAGATTCTTCAAAACGATATTCCTCTAAAAGGCAGTCCTGAACAATATCTTCTACCCCTTTAAGTCTCGGAGGTTTAGCGATAATATACATCTGCTTACCTCCTAAAATAATTCTACGGTAATATTTACACTAGTACCTTGCCCGGAGATTGTGCCTACTAGCACAATTAAATTTCTAGCAGAATTTACGTCTACTACAAAAACTTGTGGCAATGGCTGTCCTGTTGCGCCGTTCATTATAGCAATAGCCTGAGACTCAATCTGGAACCATTTAGTTGATTCGGAGTCATTATTTTGCATAAACGGGTTAATTTCAATTGCCGGAGCACTTCTTAAATCAGCAATAGTTAAATCCAGGTAAATGTATGCTTTTGTTTTACCTGCACACGATACTGCTGTAACGCCTGTGGGAATATAAGCGTTATTAGCAACGAATGGTGCAGCGGTTGAAGCGTTTCCAGTGCCAACAACTTGGATATTTACCACCCCGGCACTGCCGCCTGCTCCTACAGTATAAGCTGCTGTAATAGCGCAACCCGTGGCACGTTGTTCCTCTGTGATACGTGCAAGTAATTGAGGGCTGCTTGTTGATGTACTGACAAAAATTTCGTAATACTCTGCCCCTGTTGCTTGTGGGATTGTTATGTCTATGGACTTGTTTACAGTAGGCGTAACCGTTACGAGAGCACTTACACCTGCTGAACCATAGGAATTACCCGGTGCAACACCTATTCCATGAGCAACGGCAGTAAGAGATCCTGCGGTGGCTGGTTGATCTGCTGCGGTTATCGTAATTACTGGTACTTTATCCGCTGTAGTTATCGCTGTCCTGTGGGCTATTACTGCACCTCTGCTACCGATTAGTTGGGTATTGACTGTATCGGTTATCTTCTTTATACCATCGGTGTTTTTGATGCTAGTTAATAGCGCTTCAAGCGCCGCCAACGTTACTTCAGTTGCAGCTTTTGGTTTATTTTTTGCCCATGCTGCACCATTAAAAATATACTCGTCACCGGTGTCCGTCTCAGTACATATTGAATCAAGAGCTATTCCTGTAGTCGTCTTTATGTCGGTGGAAAGGCAGGTATACTGCTCAAAGTTTTCTTTTCGCCTAAATGCCAATTGCTTTGCCCTCCATTCCTTGAGGTGAAAAGAGAAGGACAGCTGTCCTTCTCTTTTATTTTACGCCGGCTGTCCAACTTCGCGGCCAATCATCCCCGTCGTGCCGTCAATACTTGTGTTATTCCATACATCAGTTGCCGTTCCAACAATATCAGGTGTGTTGAAGTTAGCAGTTGCTGTCTGGAAGTAATTATCTACGACAAAGTTATCTGCCCCTCCGCCGTTATTGGTATTAAGTACAACTGTAGTGTTAGGAGTTCCGCCATCGGTAAAAGTGTTGCCCTTAATCCGGCATCCGAAAGCTGCAATCTTTACGCCGTTGGCAAAACCATAAAAGTGATTATCCTCAATAATCCAATCGCTCTGCCCAACTCCAATGTTACCCACGCCTAGAATACAAAAGTTGGTGAGTGCTCCAAAACGGCACCCCTGTACAAGCGCACCCCAACAACCTCCAGAGTCATTAATGCCGTTATAACCAGAGGCAAAGCGGCAATTAATAAACTCAGCGTGCGATGCATCGCGTTCAGCATCGTCCGCGCCCGCATCGCGATACAACTGAATACAATCAGAATCGGTAGGCCCGGCGAACAGGATATTTACGAATCGCCAACCTTGTTGAAGAACCTTACAAAGCGGTGCAGTGGTTGCACCCGATGCCGGAATTGTCCATGTGTTGGTCACGTCCTGACCGCCGTCAGGAGTGCTGTCAGCATGTCGTGGGCGATTGCCAGCACCGATAATAGTTACATCAAATACCTGTACCGGTGTAGTTAATTGTTCACGAATTTTCCCACGAAAGAAAATAGTATCTCCACTTGCAATTACCGCAAAAGCTTCGGCCATCGTTTTAAAGGCTGCACCCCAACTAAGACCATCCCCACTGGCCCCAATATTAGCGTCAACAAAGTAAATTGCTCCTTTGGGAGAAATTATGTTAATTTGTCCACCGGATTCAACGGTGATTATGCCTCCATTGGCGACAACAAGTTCATCTCCGCCTTGCTTACGATAGACTTTTGAATTATATGCCACAGGTTTACCTCCTTAATGGCCCGAGTATAAAACCCGGACCAGGTTTTTAAATTAACTAGGCGGTTCCTTCGTTGGGACTCACATGCAGTTCACCGATAATCGTATTGGTAATTACATTATCAACCGGGCGCATCCGTCCCGCGTAACGCAAAGCATAAATTTCACCAACGGTTGAACCTGCACCGGCACGGATAACTGATACGCGCACAAATTGTTTCAGCGGGCGGTAAACGTCCAGCCAAATAACTTGATCGTTTGCGGTAGCGACAACTTTTGTCCCTTCCAGGTCGGCTGCCCCGGCCATTCCCATTACATCGTCCTGTTGAGCCTTGATGTAATTTCCGGCGTTTGCTGTGCCTATAGCGGTGAAAAACACAACTCCGTCATAACCAGCCATATTAACCTCATCGCTCAGTACTTCGGTCCCGGCGCTTACTTCAGCAGCTTTAACTTTTGTAATCTTGATTTCACTTGAAAGATTCACGGTCTATAGCCTCCTGTTTTTTTTATTTATGAAAAGTGAAGTTAGGAATTAACCCAGCTTCACCCTGGCGAATGCTTCAGCTCTCACCGGCATTGCATCTGTTTCAGCCCTAATAACAAAGCCGATCTTGTTGTTCAGACTGAATAGTTCAATCAACCGCTGGATTTCCATATTCAATGCGTCAACAATCCAGTAGAACCGGAAGTCGCCGATAATTCCCACGTACTGACCGGTAGTAAAGGTGTTTGGTGCAAATTCTGACATGATGTAGGGCACCTCAAGAATTGTATCAGGTTGTCCATTAGTTAGGCCGGCCATCCAAATATAATTTCCATTACCGTCTTTTAATTTGCGGATACGTTTCATGGTATCGCGATGAAATAACCATCTGGCATTCGCCACGTACTGAGATTTAAGAGCGTATTTAGCCTCTATTAAGCCATCTCCTTTTACATCAGTTGCAGTGTTGCCGGTGCTTATGTCTCGCGATGTCGGGATGCCATCGTCGCTTGCAGTGAAAAATCCCAGCGGCCTTCCTGCACCTGGCCCGGTCATAAATGCCTTCTCCTGTGTACCGCCTAGAATATAGGAAATTTCCTGACGAACAAGTCCTTCCGGATCAAGCATTGACTGGCGCATGAGTTTTGAAGATATTTTAATCAGTTTGCTGAGCGGATGCGGCCTGAGTTCGCGCTTTCCAAAAGTCATGCCGTCGTCCTCTTCAACGGTATTAACTTCACCTGTCCAATCAAAGTCATCATAGCGACTTTCACGAGTTGGAACACCAAGGCTTTCAGCTTTATCTAGAGTAAATGTCCTAGCTAACTGACGAATTACCAAGGCATCGTCAACATCTTTTAGAAGCTCCATGACAAACTGAATAGGAGCTACGGTATATCCGCCCTTAGTATCGCTGTCTGCCTGCAGTGATCGCATCTGGTTTTGTGTTAGCGCATCTCTGCCACCAATAAGATACTCGCGAAAAGCTGCTTTGTATTCTTCTGTATCGCGTGGCCTGGCATTTCGCTGCTCATCATTGCTTTGTCCTTGCGGATTTTCCCCGCCCACAAAACGTCCTTGGCTTCCTTCTAATTCGCGGGTAAGGCCATCCACTTTGGCACGACGTTCCTGCTTGCGTTCTTCGGCTTGAATTTCGGTTCCTATGCGGTCAACATCGGCCATAATTCTTTCGTACTGCTCATTCTCTTCTGCTGTAAGGTCACGTTTTTCTTTTTCAGCAGTATCAAGCATAACTCTTGCCTCGCCAACAAGGGCGAAACGGGCTTGTTTCTTTTCTCTTAATGGCATTTTTCATCCTCCTACTTATTTTTGGGCTAATTTACGGGTTTCAATATAAAAAACACCATCTACATGGTGTCTATACGGGAAATTAAATCAAGTTTTCGCCGCATTATTTGTAATTTTCCTGATTCCTCAGAGCGTTCATCCTCTTTTTCCGGTTTTTTAGGTATCTCAAAAGGAATATTTTTCATAATCCTTTCAGTTATAACATCAGCCATACGGCCAAACATATATTCAGACATTTCAAAACCTGTTTCATTTGAACGGCCCACACCCACAGTAACATCAGCAGGTAGAGAAACAATACTTACCTCGTAGGGCGTCCATCGGTTTGCTATCTCGCACGGACCAGTAAAACGCCCACAAGAAGACTTCTTGCCGTCTTTTACTACCTCCCAATCTTCTTCAAGCACCCGGTATCCTACTGAAACGCCGCGCAAAGTACCACTCAGGACCTTCTGGAACACTGCGTCGCTTTGCGGATCTGTGTCAAAACGGGCTTTTGCCATACATTTACGCTGGCTTTCATCAAGATACGGCTCCATAATACTCCCAATTGGAGAATAGGAACTGTGCATATACAAGAGTACACCCATATCCCTAAGCCTCATCATATCAATAGCCTGTGTTTCATGCCTAAGAATTTCAGTCCATGCGCCCATAAACCATGACTGGCGTATTACAGGAGCCTCACTCGAAAAACTTAAAGTGGCTATACGTGATGATTCGTCAATAGCGTCCCTTTGAAAGGTCATTTCTCTGTAGAGTACCGGCGGTTTGTTTTTACTCAATTCAGTTTCACCTCCATATCCAAGTTATTGTTTTGTGGTGCCATGACCTGTCTGGTCTGCCGAAGCCATATTTAACGGGGTAAGATACTTTTTCCCCTGACCGTCTGGCAAAGGGTTCATGTTTTCCAAAGCCCTAATATCATCCGCTGAAAGCCAACCCCATTGTCTGCCAACCGCATAGGCATTATATCTACTGGTTATATCACCACGCAAAAGACCGTCTAATAGATGCTCAATAAAATATTTTTTGCGCTCGGCAGGTGTCAACAACTTCATAAACATATACTGTTCCCACCGTACACACCAGGGGCGTATAGTGTCCCGTACAAATTCAAGGGATTGTTGCTCTATATTGGAAAAAGTTGCTTTTTCCAGGTCACCAATCATATGGGGCGGCACTCGGTAGATACCGGCTATTTCAGATTTTTGGAATTTCCTTGTCTCTAAAAACTGTGCGTCTTCAGGTGGGATGCCTAAAGACTGGAGTTTCATACCTTCGTCAAGCAACATCAACCTATGGCTTTTACCAAGACCGGCATGTTTTTGCGTTAACTGGGACTTAAGATGATTAAAAGCATTGTCAGATAACTCTCCTGGATGCTCAACTATAACGCCTGGGTGAGTTCCATTACCAAAAAATCTAGCCCCGAATTCCTCAGTAGCTAACCCTAAACCAATTGCCTCCCTTGCCATGCTGATTGGGGAGTAACCTTTGATCCCATCGAAACCAAGTCCAGGAATATGGAGTACGTTGCTTGCAGGCAAAACAACCTGCTCCCCTGTACCAAAAGTATAGCGGTAAACAAGAAGACCGCTTCTACGATCCCCGACGTCGCCAAGCATTTTTTCTCTCTCAATCTGTAAGCGATCTGGTCGCATAGGCCAAAGTGCTATTGGGTATCCGCCGTTATTGAATTCTATTTCAGCACAGCCATTACCCCATGTACTTATATGCGCCTGTATGGTTTCCCGAACGGTAAAGCTTGGCATCTCAGGATTTCCAATGTCGTGTAACACAGAGTATAGTGGGTGGGACACTGCTTTTTCTTTGCCCTCATCAGGTAACCCTCGATATAGATGTAGCGGTAAGGATGCTATTGTTTCAGATATAATTCGAACACAGGCAAAGACTGTAGAGTAGTACATAGCTGTCTTTTCGTTTACGATTGCGCCAGCCTTTGACTCACTGCTACCGCCAAATAAATCCATAAGCCACTTACTTGGATTAGAAATGCTTGCCCCGCTTCTCTGCCCTATTAGTTTTTTAAATATCCCCATCATTCCACCTGCCTTAAGCCTAAAATACCAGCAATAAGGCTACAAATACCAACAAAAATTAATGAAGCTGGCTGATATATTTGCCAAATTCCTGTTCCTGTAATAGCCACTCCTGCTATAATCAGCAGGTCTGAAGCATCAACAGGTAACTTTTTATCTTTTTTCATCCCGCAAATACCTCTCTCGTAGTGTCCTCGTAAGCTGATTTTTTGGGCTTTTCGTTAACCATAGCCCGCACATGAGCGTTAATGAGCGATGCTAACGGGTCAATTTTATCACTTGCCTTAGACTTATCCAGCATGATATTTTCACTTGGACCTTTTCTGACTACGGCATTGCCTATTGCCCAGGTTAAAACAGGGTTATTATTGTGGAATATTTTTTTGTTATACACCTTAGCCCTAAAATCCTTTGTCGCCTCGCTTAAGCCGGTAAATGACTGCGGTATATCTACCGGGATAAATCCTAATAGATCGAGTTCATGCGATAGCCAGGTAGCAAGTGCCCGGTCAAAACATATCTCACCCTTAGGCCATTTGTATTCTTCGAAAGTTTTAATTAGGTATTCTAAAATAAAGTGGTAGTCAACTTCAGCCTCCGGCGTAACCGTCAGCCATCCTTGATCCCTCCATAGGTCGAATCTAATTTTACCCTCCCTCATTCTCGCATCATAAGTTTCCTCAGGCATAAAGGAGTGAGACAAAACAGCATAACACCCATCTGGCAATGGTACATCGAATGACAGACTTGTTAAGTCAAGTGTTGCCGCAAGATCAAGTCCAGGATAAACTTTCATACCCGTAACGTCTGGGAATGGTCTGCCGTCATTTGTGCTACACAATTTCCATTTTGCCATATTCATATAACCGGCAGCTCGTTGGTTGATCCAGATATTGAACGTCTTTGTTAGAACGTCCCGCAATTTTTCGGGCTTGTCCTGCGCTTCCATAACGTCATATTCGATAGACTCTTTACCTACAGCGGTATTACCGATGATGGGGTTTGACTTTAAACGGGCAGACTCACTTGTTATATCGTCTATCATCTTGCCGTTTTCGTCAGTTTCGGCCTCACATATTGAAACAAAATAACGGTCATTCTCAACGGGATTATCGGGGTCAAGTATCTTACTGACATAATCATATTCAACACGGTAGCAAGGGTTATTCAGCTCAAAACCGGCGGTCGTTATAATCGACAATAAAGGCTGTAACCTTGTTTTCATGCCGGATGAAGCTAAGTCGTAATATTCCGTTGTTTCGTGCTGGTGATATTCATCCAGCACAACGAATTGGGGATTGGTACCGTCGCCANTCTTCTTGTCTTCTTTTGATAGACGTGCAAAAAAAGAACCGCTCTTTTTGTGCTTTATGACAGTGGCTTGCAGCTCTT